ATTGGGATTTTTGTACGGATTTCTTTTTCCATCCTATATAACCAAGTCCAATAACGTGGATCTGTAAAATGAAGAATAGCATCTGGTTTTTCCTGGTCTATTAGTTGCCTTAATATTTTATCATTTCCATAACCATCCCATGGGATAACTTTTACATCTGAATCTGTAAGTCCTGACATATCATTTATTTGGGGGGATAAGTCAAAAAACTTTCCTTGTTCGGGGTGTTTAATAGCAGCCCCTAAATTGACCCAATTAAAATGGTGTGCAGTGTTTATAACTATTTCTTTTGCCATAGTGCCTATACCACTATGTAATCTGATGTCATCACAAAGGAATAGGATTTTTTTCCTTTGGTCTTTTGGTATATAACCTTTTTTCATGAATTAAAACTTATTTTTATTTTTTTATAAACCACTACCACTAATGGTTAGAGCAGTATGTGTATGAAGGGATTTTTGAAATTCCTCATTAGTTAAATAAAGATGTATACTTCTATTTACTAATTTTTGAAGATTAAATTTTTTTCTAATTGAAGCTACTTTAAAGTCTTCAAATAATCTTTCTTCTAATTTTACGGATGTTAGCTTAAGTGCCATTTTGTATATGTTTAAATGCGCATATACATATATTAATTAATTAAAAAACTTAGAGAAATCTAAATTAATTTTTAATCCATTTCTTTTAGCATGCTTTACAGCATCATTTAATGGGCCTCTTAATTCACCTGGAAGTTTTATGTATTTTTCTACTATTACTTCTTTTTCTACTTCAATAGGAACCTTTACTATTTTTTCTACTAATTTAACTTCAGGTTTAGCATCTAAAACTTCAAATACTTTTTCTCTAGGAACTGTCTCACCATAAACATTTTCTATGGTTTTCTTTTTTAATTGTTCAAAAGCAAAATTAGCAGCAATTACAAGTGCAATAGCAAGAGGGTCAAACACAAATATAATTGTAAGGAGAAGGTAGTTTATTATCTTATCCATAGGTAATCCGGTTAGTCCTGATAGATATTTGAGTGGACCTAATTCGCCTGCTATATTATTGTTATTTGTTACCTCAACTATTTCGGTTTCATAGTTAAATAGTTGTTCATTTAGGTTGTCTACTCTAATATTAATTTCTGTTTGTCTACTAATTGCCTGATCTAGTTGTTTTTCTAGAGCCCTACGGGTTGATGAGGATGTTGTTGTTAACACATTACCTAATGTGTCAGTATACTGTATTACATTGTTAGATAAGCCAGACCTCAAGTCGCTCACGGCCCCATTAATGGATAATTTTTCATCGTTGTATACCGCAAGTTGTTCGCGAACGTTATTTCTTTTAGTCTCGATAAGAGCTATTTGAGAATTAACATTTCCATCTTTAGCTGCTGTTTCTTGGTAGGCAGCCGAAAGGAATCCATAAATACCCATTGATGTAATTAAAATTAAAATAAAACATGCAATAGATAAATAGTATTTAAGTAATCGAGGGAGAGTTTTTCTATATTGGTAAAGTAAAGAAGCTATTACTAATTTAGCTACCTCAAGTGAAGCAGCCATTATTATAACAGCAAATGCTGCTCCAGCAAATAGCTTACTTAACCCACTAATAGAATAAAAAGCAGCTGAAGTAGAAACAGCAAGTGCTGATAGAGCTATAAGAAAAGGGAATGCTTTAGATTGTAGCTTTTTTATCGCAGAGTTCAGGTTTATCATTAAAAGGACACCATCTACAGGATTTATCGTTCGGAGTCTTAGTATACTCCTTCGATTGATACATATCATCCTTAAAACAATCCTCAATAAATGAGTGGAGATCTTGGGTTACTCTATTAAGAGTTGTTTTCCCCGAGGAAGGAACATAGTATTGAATACGGCTAGCAGACGCGGGGTATTTAGGCTTCTTAGGTATTTTGCGCTTTACTATAAAATATTTGCAATCGATTTCTTCTACTGGTATGTTATATTGTTCCGCAAAGTATTTCTTATATAATACCATTTGGGACATTTTAATTTTATCTTCTTTATCCCACTTTCCCCAACCTCTAGTTGAAGTTTTAATATCCCAAATACTCACTTTTTTAAGATCTTCATCATAAAAGACTAAATCAAGTTTACCATATAACATAATATTAGGATGGTCTTTATGTGGGGGTGTTAGGATAGGCATTTCTATCCCTAAAAGTCTAGTTCCCCTTTTTGTAAAGTGCATTTGTCGTCTTTCAAGGAAAAAATCAATAATGTTTAATCCATCATTTACAAATTCAGCAATTTCCTTTGGGGTAGAAAAATTACTACCAATTTGTTCTTTATAATCATTATACATTTTTAAAAAACGTTGCTGGAAATCCTCATGAATAGGAAATTCATCTGCGGCTTTAATAGACGTATTATACATTAAACCTAAATACTCTTGTAGGGTTTCATGCATTGCTGAACCAAACGCTAAATGGATGTTAGGGGGTTGTTTTAGTTTATCAATATACATTAGCTTCCATTTATGGGGGCATGATAACCACAATGAAAGTTGTGAATAAGAAACATGTTTGCCCTTTTTAAAGTCAATTTCGGGAACTACTGTATTTTGTATATTTTCTAATATGCTCATGTCGTCAATATACGAAGAAAATGTTGGTTTTCCAAATTTATTTAAACTTACCTTTTTGTACAATTTGACTTATAATCCCATATACACTAAGATCTTTAAGTGTATCTTCTACTGATTCTCCTACAGTATCTGGTTCTCCTAATACAACTAAATTCTTTAAGCGTTGAATTTTATCATTCATTCGAAACCATAGACCAGTAAGGGATAGTTTAATATCTCCTTCTGTTTCTAAATTTGTTCCTACATTAATATTAGAAGATCCATAATTACGATGTTTTTTACAAAATAAAATGTATTGTTCCATCATAATTTTTTTATATTCTTCTGTTAGTTGAGGGTATTTTTCTTCACACCATTTTACTGCTGCATCGTCCTCGGGGGTAAATTCTATCATTTTATTATATTATTGCTCTTCCTTTTTGTTGTTCCCAGTCTCTATTTTTTCGTACGTCATTATTTTTATTATCAGTTGCTTGTAACATTTTAGGGCTAAGGCCAAAATCACAAGCTAGCCTTATTAAGGCTCTTACGTCCTTAGGAAAACAATGACCACCATAACCATAATCCCCATCAGGGCCTGGTACTGACCAATGTGAATACCCTAACCTTTCATCATGCATTGCATATTCAATAACTTTATCATAATCTATACCTACCTCATCACATATTTGATACATTTCATTTGCAAAAGATACTTTAGTAGCTAAAAAACTGTTCGTTAGATATTTTACCATTTCAGCAGTGTTTGAGCCAGTTTTAATTATCTTAACCTTAGGGAATGCTTTTTGAAATATTCTTCTTACTTTAGTAGTTGCCGGTCTAGGGCCCCCAATTATAATTCTATTTTGGTTTTTAAAATCTTCAATGGAATTAGCTTCTGTTAGAAATTCTGGATTAAATACAATTTGAATATGTTTGTATTTTTTGTTCCATTTTTCAGTTGTACCCGGAGGTATAGTTGATTTTACTATTATAGTTTTGCATTTTCCTATAGTCTCTAAAGTTGATAGAGTGTTTTCTACTATATCTAAATGGCATGTTCCATTTTTTTCCATTGGGGTTGGTAAACATACAAATATAACATCTGATTTCTCTGATAGTTGTTCTAGAGAAATACAAGTGCATTCTTTTACTATATCAAATGTTTCGATTTGAAAATACTGTTTTAGCCCTTCTCGAACGGCCGTACCTACAAAACCTTGTCCTACTATTCCTATTTTATTTTTCACTTTTTTATTAACTTTTTTATTTCATTTTTTTGTAAACCTATACTAATAAGTAGGGATTTAATTTCTTTTTTACCCATAAGATTTAAGTAATCCTCTACCTGATTACATGAACACTCAAAATGTTTACTTAATAAAGTTAATATTTGAGAGTTATATTTTTTCTCTTTTATTCCCTTTATCCATTTTTTAAATCTAAAATTATTAGGTAACATACCTTGGTAATATTTAAAGATTTCAGCTGGGGTTAATTGTCCCCCAGTGTGTGGTTGAAGATTGTTAACTATATCTAAATAATCTGAGTTAAAACTAAGAGCACGGTTTATAATAAAAGTATTCCAACTTTTTTGTTCCTCATCATTTAGATCTTCCCATTTAGACTTTTTATTATGGACTAATTTTAGGAAATCAAAGGGCGTCATCCTTAGGCTGGAATTCTTCGTTAACATGTCCACATTTATGGCAAGCATAAACAGGAATAGGAATTAAGGCTGGCTGCCCTGTTGGAGAAAGCATTGGAGAAAGTTTACGCATAAGAGTAACTTGTATAAAATGCTCACAACTACATTCATCACAAACTATAGGAGTAGTTTGAGTAATATCTATATTAAAATTTTGTTGTTGTTGCATTATTTATAATGGTTTTGCTGTGATTTAGGTTTAGAGTATTGTATTTCTGCTCTATTATATTTTTTATTAAACCACTTTAACCATTCTACTGATTGTAAGTATGTTTGTTTTTGTGAATTTATACTCATAATTTTAATAATTTATTTAACATAGCGGCTACACAAATTTCTTTATCGATAACAAAACTATATTCATACTGGTATTGGGAGATAATTACAATTGCTTCTCCAATATTTGTAGTATATTCTTCTACATTATCGTATAAACATCTAAATAATGACTCAAATTGTTGTGCACCACTATCGGCAATTATTTGTCTAATATCATTTAGTTTAGCTTTATTTTTTAAAGCAGCTACAACTTTATTTTCAAAGTCGGTATTGACTAATGATTTTGAATCTAAGATTAATACTCCTCCTTTTACACTACCTTGTACTGTGTTAAGAATTTTACGAATATCAGGATAATGGGTGATAATTATTTTTCCTAAATCTTCTTTAGTAAATTTTATTTCTTCCTGCTCACATATTTGTAATATATGTTGTCCCACTTCTTTTTTAGAAGGGGGTATAATACCGAAGGCAACGCAACGGGACTGTAGAGGACTAATGATACGATCCAAATAGTTACATGTAAAAATAAAACGGCAAGAACTACTAAAAGTTTCAATAACGTTTCTAAGAGTTGCTTGGGCCTGGGGGGTGAGGTAATCTGATTCATCTAGTATTATTATTTTTAATCCATTAAACCCTATGCTTGAAGCAAAAGGAACAATTTTATCCCTAATAGTATCTATACCTCTTTCATCACTTGCATTAATATATAGATGATCCGCATTTAATTGTTTTACTATTAGTTTAGCCAGCGAGGTTTTTCCTGTCCCCGCTGGACCAAACAATAGTAAATTTTGTAGAGTACCCTCCGTTATATATTCTTGAACTTTATCTCTAACAGTACTGTCGCCAATAAAGTTATCAAGATCATGGGGTCTATATTTTTCTACAAATAAATCCATTAAAACATTGGTTGTTCTGGCATAGATTCACTTTCTTTTTTAGGAGTATCTGTAATTACACATTCAGTTGTAAGGAGAATACCTGCTGCTGAGGCAGCATTTTCAAGGGCACAACGTGTGACTTTAGTTGGATCAATAATGCCTTCAGAAAGCATATTAACTTCATTTTCAGTAGCTAAATTCCATCCTAATTCAAAATTACCCTCCACATTTAATGCTGCTAATGTGCATTTTTCATGGTTATAACCGGCATTCGAAAGGATTTGATAGAAGGGTTTGCGAATAGATCTGCGGACAATTTCATAGCCCATTTCTTGGGAAGAATTTAACGAAGGTGGTTGTAATTTTGAAGATGCACAAAGTAAAGCGTGACCACCACCCGGAAGAATACCTTCCTCAATAGCTGCTTTAACAGCATGAACAGCATCATCAACTCTATCTTTACGTTCATTCATTTCAGCCTCTGTGTATCCTCCTACATTAATTACTGCAACACCTCCTGCGAGTTTTCCAAGACGTTGTTGTAATTGTTCGCGGGCATAATTGCTTTCTGCTTTTTCAATTTGGTCTTTAATTTCATTAAGACGTATTTCAATAGCTTCTTCAGTACCACTTCCATCTACAATTGTAGTTTCTTCTTTAGAGATAGTAACACCTCTAGCTTCGCCTAACATATCAAAGGTAACTTTATCAAGTTTCATACCTTTCTGCTTTGAAATAACAGTACCACCTGTAAGGGCAGCCATATCTTCTAAAATCATAGTACGGCGTTCTCCAAAATCAGGTGCTTTAACGGCAGCACATTTTAAAATACCTCTCATTTTATTTACAATCATAGCGGCGAGAGCTTCACCATCAATATCCTCAGCAACAATTAATAGAGATTTATTTTGTTGACTAACTCTTTCAAGTATAGGAAGTAATTCCTTTACAGCACTAATTTTATCATCATACATTAAAATATATGGTTCATCAAGTTGGCAAGTCATTGAGCCATTATCTGTGACAAAATATGGTGATTTATAACCTCTATCAAATTGCATTCCTTCTACTACTTCAAGTGTAGTTTCGTGGGTTTTACTAGATTCAACTGTAATGACTCCTTCCCTTCCGGCTTTATCAAAAGCAGTAGCTATAAGAGTACCAATTTCAGTATCATTATTAGCTGAGATGGTAGCTACCTGTTTAAGTTGATCCTCATTCGAAATATCTTGAGAATTTTCTTTTAAGTAAGATACTACATCTTTTACAGCCTTATCAATTCCTCTCTTTATATCAATAGCATTATTAGATTTATGACTAACAGCCTCTAACGCTTGATTAAAAATTTCTCTTGATAGAACTGTTGCAGTAGTAGTTCCATCACCTGCTTGTTCAGCAGTTTTAATAGCTGATTGTTTAACAACTTGAGCACCTAAATCCTCTGTTTTGTCTTCAAGTGTAACTTGCTTAGCAACAGTAACCCCATCTTTAGTAGATTGAACTCCCGTTGCATTTCCAGTTACTACATTACGACCATAAGGGCCTAATGTACTTGCAACTGCGTCTGCTAATTTATTTACTCCTGATTGGAGCTTGTTTCTTCCTTCTTCTCCAAATTTAATAACTTTACTCATTTTTTTTTAATTTATAATTCCTAATATTTCTGATTCTGAGGCAAGAACGTATTCTTCGCCTTCAAGTTCTACGGTATTTGCCCCGTATTTAGGCATAATAACTTTTTGGCCTGTTTTTAGGCTTGTAGGGATTAAATTCCCATTATTATCATAACGACCAGGTCCTACAGCAAGAACTGTTCCAAAGTCTGGTCTGTCTTTACCCATATCGGGAACAACAATGTTCCCGTAGGTAGATTCTTCCTCTTCAATCGGTTTGATTAAAACACGATCCGCTAAGGGTGTAATTGGAGTATTTTCCATTTTTATATTATTTTATTGATTTTGATTACGTACAAGGTAATAATTAGTTTCTAGGTCTCCAAATTTAAATGCAAAAGTCATTAATCCTTTTGGGTTTATTTGGA